GTGGCCCGCCGTGCATGTGGTGCCCGGACGCGCTGTCCCTGGCGATCGCCTCGCGCCGCCACTGCGTCGTAGGCGCTGAACCGCCCGCCCGCAGCACCGCATGCTCATCGAGGCCCATTTCGATCAGGTCGGAGGCGGACACGTCTCTGACATGAAACACGCCGCGCGCTTCCTTGACCGTCGAGGCGTCCGACACCACCCACACACATTCTGACGGCACCGATTCAACCACCGGCCACGCCTGCTGCACGCTGCGTGTGATCGTGGCGCTCCAGTATTCCGGAGGCCCGCCCTGCCCGAGATACATCTGGCCCTCGGGCGTCTTGGCCATCGCTTCCTGCTCGGCCCTGGTCATCGGGCGGCGCACGATGCGTTGCGCCTCGATGCCAGGCTCGGCGAGCAGCATCTGCAGTTGCGGCAGGATGAGGCCCTCGGCCACCTCGGTGCGGATCTGCTGCTTCTTGCCCCACGACCAGCGCACCCACCCGGCCTTGCGGGTCAGCGCGTCGAGCAGCGCATCATGCAGGATCGACCAGCCCGGATTGGCCACGAACAGCGCCCAGCGGGCATAGTCGGTGGCTTGACGGGATAACATCGTCGCAAGTTTGTCGTTGCCGGATATCTCGGCGCTGATCGGCTCGAAATGCACCGGATCGGCCACGCCGGTAAATATACGCAGGAGGCTCGGGAGGGTGCTCCTGATGGTGTCCCGCACCACCGTCATCACCAGCTGGCTGCGGCCCTTCAGCGCCGGCTCGTCACCGAAACCCTTGCCGTTGTAATACTCGCTGGCAGTGACGCGCTGATTGCTCAGTTCCTCGTCATAGTTTCGCGCGATACCAAAATAATACCTGTTGATCTCGGCAATCTCGTGGTCCTCTTTGCCGAGGCGCTGGTAGACGATCTCCTGCACCCACTCGGTCGAGGATGGCTGCACGCTAGGACGCAGGCCCAGCGCATAAGGCCGGATTTCCGGCGGCAGGTCGTCGGTCGGGTCGTCGGGGATGTCCTCGTCTTTGCGCCTCGGCAGCAGGGTGGCGATGACCTGATGGTCGGTGGGACGCTGGCCCATCGGTCGCACCAGCCCCTCGATCGGCGGCAGCCGGGGCGCGCCGTAGCTCTGCGTGTTGGGCGCCAGCAGACCCTGCTGCGGCGGGTTCATGCCTTGCTGGCCCACCTGCGGCGCCATCGGGTTGATGCTGCCCTGGCGCAGGCCCGGTGGTATCGCGGGCGGTATCACGCCGCTCATCAGATGCGTCCCATCAAAAGCAGGATCAGCAGCACGAAGATGACCAGCCCGACGATGCCGATGCCCGGCCCGTAGTATGGGCTGCTGCCGTAGTAACCGCCGCGGTAGCCGTAGAACCCGCCAAATAGGACCAGGACCAGGACGACGATCAGGATGATTGCGAGCGGGCTCATGTCTGGAACTCGGGGAAGTCCGACTGCTGGCTTATGCCTCCGGTCACCCCGGCAGGACGGTCGGGGCATGCGGCGTCCGTGGCAGCGCGCATGATGGCGTCGGCGATGCTGGTCGGCATGCCACTCTCCAGCAGTCTGTGGCGCAGCCTGAGCCGGTCAGCGCCATCCTGAAGGCGGCGGGTGATGTGCTCGACCAGGTCAACCTTGCTCGCCTGGGCGCGCACGTTGGCGGCGACCACCTGCTCGGCTGCCTTGGCGCGTGCCGTCAGCAGGAAGCCCAGGCGCTCGTCGTCGGAGGTGGCAGAGACGCGCTCGATGTGGATCAACTGCATCGCTCATTCCATCCCCGGAATACTATGGATAACCGGCTGCGTATCGTAGAGCCACGACGCCCTCCGATCGCGCTGCGTGGACATCATATATCCGCCTCCCTAGGCTCCAGTTTCGAGCGCAGCCACCAGTCCACATCATCGCGCGGCGTGGCATCGAACCCGCGTCGGAAGTCGTCCACGGTCATGTTCGGGATCGGCCCCGGTCGTTCATTCGCTATCGGCGGGCGGCCCCTGTCGTAAGGCGCCAGCGGCGGGTATGGCGACTCCTCAGGGAACAGCGGACCGTCGTGATAGCCACCGGTTGCCGCGATATAGAGGCGGCGGATTATGTCGGCCATTGTTGCATCCGAAACCAAAGGCCCCTGCTCACCCCGTTCCGTCCCGGAGATGTCACCGAGTAGACCAGGAACCGCCATGTCTCACTCCATCCCCGGAATTGCGTTCATCACCGGCTGCGTATCAAATAGCCAGCTTTGGTTCGCTGACGTTACCATAAGGCCCTGCTGCGCCAGGGTGAGCATCAGCGCATCCGCCGAGTCGCAGGACGGCAGGCCCCTGCGACGCATGGACTCTTTGCTCTCGATGGTCAATTTGCCCGTAGATGAGAACGTGTATTTCGGCGCCACAAGGTCGCCCCTGAGCAGGTCATCGCGGGGCAGGCGCACGGTGCGGGTGGCGAGCCATTCCCGCATCCTGCCCCAGAGCTCATCACGCAAGCGCATGTAGTTGGTGGCGTTGGTCGGCGACTCGGCGACGTTGACGCCCAGCACCGGCAGTGCCTGCTCCTGCAAGCGATCGACCACGCCAGCGCCGATGCCGATCGAGTCGACCACGATGAGCATGGGGCGGGCGCTGTGGGCTAAGTCGTATTCGTGCTTGATTGCGCCGGCCAACACCATGAGGTCGATGTTGCGCCAGCGACGTGGCGGCTCGGTCACGCATGAGCCTTGTCGCTTGATCAGCACCGATGCGTCGGCACCAAAGCGTGCCGGATCTAATCCCCAGATGATCGGTGCGCCGACATCGAGCGCCATATCCCGGTTCATCGCGCTGTCGACCAGTTCGCCGGGGATGAACACGTCGTCGCTGCCCGAGGGGAATTGCCCAAGCACGCGGACCCGGTAAGCGTTGCTCTCGGGACCGTAGCGCTCGGCCATCTCGGTGATGTAGCTGGCATCGACGCGTGTGGACTCGGCACTGGACACGGTCATGCAGCGCCAACGGTCGCGCTCGAGCGTGTGTGTGCGCCAGAAGAAGCCCGAGTCTCTGGTGGGGTTACCGATCAGCAGCGTGATCGCTCCGGAGGAGGACATGCTGCCCGACGCGGCCTCGTAGACCTTCTCGTCGATGCCGGACGCCTCATCCGCCACCAGAAGAATGTTGCGGGAGTGGAGGCCGGCCATGGCCTCTGGCGTCTCGGGCCTGGAGGTCCTGGCGGTGACGAAGCACTCTTTGTCGCTCTTGAGCGTTATGTGATCCGTCGTCACATCCCACAGCGCCTGCCACTGCTCAGGCATGCGGCCCATCCACTTGAGAAGCTCGGGCCACAACACGTCGAACAGCTGTGGCGCGCTGGGTGCGGTGAGCGCGCACTTGAATGGCGCGCGGGTGCAAATGAACCACAGCACGACCCAGGCAGCGAGGCATGACTTGCCCACGCCGTGACCACTTTTGATGGAGTGCCGGGTGAAGCCCTTGGCGAAGCCCCTGAGTGCCTCGACCTGCCACGCGTCTGGCTCCTGCAGGAGCACTTCCCGCACAAACGCAATCGGCGCGCGGTTGTAGCGCTGGAGGGCGAAGTCGAAGGCGGAAAAGTCGGGCGGCTTGTCGTTGGGGGACGCGCCGCCCGCAGGTGGTGAATCGCTCGTATCTGGCACCAGTATATCAGGTTGCAGGTGCAGCGTCATGCCGCCGCCTCAGCAGGCTCAAACAATGGCAACCCATCGAACGACGTCACGCCGCACCATTCATCCCAGGCAGCGGTGACAGCACCAGACCCAGGGAATAAGTCGTCCAACTGATCGCCTGGATTGGCGCCCAAGAGATCAAACACCCAGCGGCAGAATAGCCTAGGCTTGGCGCCCTGGAATCCACGCTTCAGCGTGATATTGCAGGCCACCCAGTCGCGCGTCGTCAGTTCAGACTTGCTACGCCTTCTGCCGCCCCGGAAGATCACCGGCTCCCACGCATAGGCAACAGGGACACCCGGCTTGAACGAAGCGAACGGCTTCACCCATGAACCAACCCGCACATCGTCCGGACACATCGGCAGGATGGTCCGAAGCGATGGCGTATGCAGCGAAAGCACCC